ATGCCGATAGTTTAATCTTTGCAAGTTGTTATCGAAAACGTGAAACGCCGGACGATGATCTTTTCTATAAAGACATTGAAGATGCAAGAAATAAATTTGACCAAGCATATTTTAAAATAATAAACGATCTTGAAGACAAAATGCCAATAGAAAAGGTTTTGACATTTAGCGGTTCAAAAGGAAATTTTCGTAAACTCATAACATCTACTTATAAGGCCAATAGGAAAAAACAAGAATTGCCCCCACTACTAAATGAAATGCACCAATATGTAAAAGATTACTATGATAGTATTTATGCCTATGGCGTTGAAACTGATGATGTAGTGGCAAGGTATTGGAAAAATATTTCAGATGATATAGGCCGCGATGAAGTAATGATCGTTAGCATTGATAAAGATTACCGACAATTTCCCGCGAAAATCTACAATTATTTCTACTCTAAAAAAGAAATACTTGACATATCCGAAGATGAAGCAATGTATAATTTTTATGAACAAATGATAGTCGGGGACCAAGCCGACAATGTAAACGCATTCAAAGGTCGTGGGCGCGTATTCGCCAAGAAATATTTTAAAGATTGTGATACCAAATATCAATATACAAGAAAATTATACGAATTATTTAAACAAGAATACAAAGGCAAAGCAAGACAAAAATATGCCGAGTGTTACCACCTATTAAAATTAAGGACAGAATGAAAGATAAAATAGTTGAAGATCTTAAACGCGAATTTGACATAAGAAGTTGTGTAGGAATAGACAAATACAAAACAACCTTACAAGACAATAACAAAGATGATTTTTTGCAGCACCTTAAAGAAGAACTTATGGACGCTGCGTTATATATACAAAAGCTACAAAGCAATGACAAACTTTAAATTACTAAAAAACCCAAAAGAAACTTATGACCTTTTGTATGAAATAACATCAATAGACATATACAACAAATCAAGGGCGCGCCAAGTAATTGAACACCGCGCATTTTTTTGTTATATATTAAAAACAAAATTTAAAATGACCTACCAAGGTATTGCAAAATATTTAGCGGCAAATTCAGAAATAAAATCATACCACCATGCAACCGCTATTAATTCTTTTAACCAATTTATTATATATAGAAAATATGAAGTTGAATATTGGCGCAAACTTGAAAGCCATTTTAATGTTTCATCACAATTTGAATATAGCCAACTATCAAAATTACTTGAAGTGCAAGATAACTATGATGAATTAGAAAAAAAATACATAGAAGCATTAAACACAATCAAAGAATATAAAATCGAAAGACATGATGGGTATACAGAAACCGAACTTGAATATCGTAAACTAAACAATAATGAAAAAGAACAATACGATGAACGCGCCCAAATGGTTTTAAAAAGTTTCCAATGGAAAAAACCCCAAAATGATTATGAAGTAATAACATGCGAATCATAATATTTAATACTAATTAAAAATACAATACTATGAAAAAAATTAAAAGCCCTTGGTGTTTAGCATACGAACAAAACAAAGATCATTATAGTAAAGAAGATATTGACAATATGTTATTGTGTGAAATTGAAGAACTATTGAACCTAGAAAAATGAAGAAATTAATACAAAAGCTACAACAATTACTAGACAAATTACCAATGGGTAAAGAGCGTATCTTGATAAGAAAAAGAATATTAAGATTAAAGCTAAATAAAAACCATAAGTAATTACGTTATATAATTGAATAAACAATAATAATTCAATGGAAGATAAAAGAAAAAATAACGGCGGCAAACGTGATGGGGCCGGTAGACCTAAAAAAGCTGATGAACAAAAGCTTATTGAAAAACTAGACAATTTAATTGACAATGAAAAGGTCATAAAAAAACTAGGTGAGCAAATTTTTAATGGTGATGCTAGGGCTATGAATTTATACTTTGGGTATCGATACGGAAAGCCAAAAGAGAGCGTAGATATTTCTTCGGGTGATGGCTTTAATATTAACTTTAATGATATTATAAAATTTAAGTGATTATAAATAAAAAGTATGCGCCCATAAAAAATGCAGCATCAAGGTATTTTATTGTAACCGGTGGCCGGGGGTCCGGTAAATCGTATTCAATAAACTTGCTTTTGTTGTTACTTACTTATGAAGCCGGCCATATAATATTATTTACAAGGTATACTTTGACTTCGGCCCACATTTCTATCATACCCGAATTTTTGGATAAAATAGAAACACTTAAATTGCAAGACCATTTCTATATAACCAAAGATGAAATTAAAAATAAGCTATCGGGAAGCAAGATCATATTTCGCGGTATAAGAACTTCAAGCGGTGACCAAAGCGCGAATTTAAAAAGTTTAACAAACGTCACAACTTGGGTAATGGAAGAAGCCGAAGAACTTGTATCGGAAGATATTTTTGATAAAATAGATATGAGTATAAGAAACCTTAAACAAAAAAATAGGGTCATACTTATATTGAACCCGGTTACAAAAGAGCATTGGATATATGAACGCTTTTATCAAAGTAGGGGTATTAATGATGGCCTAAATGGAACCAAAGGAAATACAACCTATATACATACAACATATTTAGATAACATAAAAAACCTATCTAAAAGTTATTTAGAGCAAATAGAAAACATAAAGAAACGTAGGCCGGACAAATACAAACATCAATTGCTTGGGGTTTGGCTTGCAAAAGCCGAGGGGGTCATATTTGAAAATTGGAAGATAGGCGAATTTAAAAAAATAGGGGTATCTGTATTTGGCCAAGATTATGGTTTTGCAAATGACGAAAACACACTTATTGAAACCAACATTGATACCACCAATAAAATAATCTATTTAAAAGAATGCTTTTATCTTAAAGCTTTGACCACATCACAAATTGCCGAACTTAATTTAAAGCATGCAAGCGATAGCCTTATTGTGGGCGATAGCGCAGAACCCCGGCTTTTGCACGAACTAAAATCAAAAGGGTGTAACATAGTCAAAGCGATAAAAGGCCAAGGGTCTGTCACCTATGGAATTGCATTGCTACAAGACTATGACTTGATAGTAGAAGAAAATAGCTTAAACCTAATTAAAGAATTGAACAATTATTCTTGGCTCGAAAAAAAGTCAAAAACCCCACAAGATCTACACAACCATTTACTTGATGCTGCCCGGTATTCAGTTTCATACCAACTACAAAACCCGAACAAAGGCAATTACTACATCTATTAATTAGACCTTATTGTTGTTTCTTGTTTCCTGTTGTTTGCGTATGTCATTTATTTTTTGTATCTTTGTATTATAAATAATAACTAACTTAACACTTAAACAGATGAAAGTAACACAAAAAGAAAAACAGGTAATTCAAAACTATTTAGATTACTACTATCAAAAGAACAAAGACACAAAACATGAATTGTCATTTAAAAATCAAATGCAAAACGTGTATGATCATTTAACCCACATAGTAGACTAATTTAACCGGGGGTGTAAAAGCCCCCTTAATAAAACAGATATGAAAGAGATTATAAACAATTTAGAATACGTCATTGAAGACATTGAAGCAAGAATATTTAATAGCTTAAATAGAGATGAAGTATGTATGCTTAAAAGAGCAAAGCATGAAGCCACATCAACACTTGCTACATTAAAATATATAAGTAATGGGTTATAGTAATTGTTGCGGTTCGGAACCAAGTTATTTGAGTGATGAAATTTGTGGTGAATGTTTAGAGCATGCCATCTTTAATGAAATCGAAGAATGAAAAAATTAATAAATAAGTACCTAGTAAAAAAAAGCATACGGCCTTATAAGTTAGTACCTTTAAGTACCGGTGTAATTATAGAGCACTACCGAAATGGTAAATTAAAAACAGAAAATTATGTGTAAATTAGCAGAAATATTAGAAACCTATATTAACGGAAATATAACTATTTCCAAAAACCAATTTAGCTATTGGAAAAGAGATAAAGTGCAAATTATAGAATGCACAGAATTATTTGGTATACGAAAAACTATAAAAATATTAAAGGCTATTGGTTTAAGTGATTGGTTTATTATTAATTCATTTCACGATTATGACAGGCAAAATATTGATGAAGCAAAAACAATATTATTAAATAACTTTTATTAAAAACAGAAAATTATGTGTGATTATTTAAACATAGGAAACCCGGCCGATGAACCGGAATATGAATGCTCTGAATGTGGCGAACCAATGAACAAGCCCGGCGTATGTTCGGGTACATGTCATGAAGCGAGTATGATTTAATTGTTAGGTTAGATTTGAGTAAATTAAGGTAGGCATAAAGCTTACCTTTTTTTATTATATTTACCTTACTATAAAAACCCATTTTAAATACGTTATATAAATATGAAATTAAGTGTATCAATACCTACTAGCTTAAATGATATTACATTAAGGCAATACAAGCAGCTATTAAAAATTCAAGAAAATGCCGAAAATGAAACCCATTTGCATGCGAAGATCATAGAGATTTTTTGCAACATGAATATAAGCGATGTAATGCTTTTAAAGGCTACCGATTGTCAAATCATTGTAGAAAAACTTACAAAATTATTTGATGAAAAACCCGAATTGGTCACAACTTTTAAACTCAATAAAACCAACTATGGCTTCATACCACAATTAGATGAAATTAGTTTGGGTGAATATATTGACCTTGATACCTTTATAGGTGATTGGGACAATATGGAAAAAGCAATGAATGTTTTATATAGGCCCATTATTTTGAAGTCAAAAGATAAATACACAATTGATGAATATAAACTTGGAACCGATGATTTACTTTTGGAAATGCCAATGAACGCGGTATTGTCTTCAATTTTTTTTTTGTGGAGTTTAGGGTTAGACTTGTCGAAAGCTATGATGAATTATTTGGATCAAAAGGACCCACAAGCCTTGACGGAAAATCTAATTTCAATGCAAAATATGGTTGGTATCAATCAATATTTGGATTGGCTCAAGGGGACATTAGAAGATTTGAAGATATCACAAAATTAAACGTACATGAATGTTTTATGATGCTATCATTTATGAAAGAAAAAGCCGAACTAGAAACCAAAAGAATTAAAAAGAATTTCAAATGAGCCAACAGGGAATAAGGGGTTACTATCAATTAACCGAAACTATAAGAAAAGAATTATTTTCAAGCCCCTTTGTAAATACTATTTCAATAGGTGACATAAGCAAGGTGAACTTAAACAAGCAAGACATTTTTCCGCTATCACATATAATTGTAAATAGTGTAAGTGTTGAAGAACAAGTTTTAAGTTTTAATATAAGTATTCTTGCATGTGATATTGTTGAACAATCAAAAGATGTTGTAACCAATAGGTTTACCGGTGAAGACAATGAGCAAGACATTTTAAACACACAACTATCTGTATTAAATATACTTATACAAAGGTTACGCATGGGGTCTTTACATACTGACATGTACCAATTAGATGGCAGCCCATCGTTAACACCTTTTCACGATAGATTTGAAGCCGAACTTGCCGGTTGGTCTGCGACTATGAATGTATTAATATATAATGATATTTATATTTGCGAATGAAACTAGACAATTTAGAACAAGCAATTAGGGGCCTAGCCAATGACATAGTGGACCAAGCCAAAAAAAACTTGGTAGATGAACGCAAAAGCAATGGCCAACTTTATGCAACTTTAAGATCTGAAATAGAACAAAAGACAAATGAGTTTGTTGTAAAATTCTATATGCAAGATTATGGAATTTTTGTCGATAAAGGTGTTAAAGGTAAAACATCGACCTACCCAAAAACTAGGGCTTCACTATCGCAATTTCAATATGGTAGTGGTAATTTTCCAAAAGGCGGTTTAACCGAGGGGGTCCTAGAATGGATAAAAAGAAAAAGGTTTCAATGGAAAGATAAAAAAACCGGAAAGTTTATGTCTTATGATGCAATGTCACTTTTAATCGCTAGGAGTATTTATAATAAAGGTATTGAAGCTACCGAATTTTTTTCAAAACCATTTGACAGGGTTTTAAAAGAAGTACCTATTGAACTTATAGAAGCCTTTACGCTTGATATTGAATTTGCATTAATAAACTCTAAAAAATAAAAATATGAAAAATTGGAAATTAACAATAGCATTTCATTGGCCACATAATAGGTTTTTGCTTGGTTGGGAATTTATAGCAAGCGATGAAAGATATACATACACAACAATAAGATTTTATTTTTTTATAGCAACTTTAACACTAGACTATTAAAATGGCAAATATAGCATTAAGAAACCCACAATTTAAAAGTGTAACGCTTGGCGTAACTGAAAATTCGGCTTCATGTAGAATAAAAATAAATGGTTCTACAAAATATCTTTTAACTAAAAATAGACCAAGTACCGGTGGTTTTATAGCGGCACAAATAACTTTAAATTTTGATATTTCGGAATTAGTAAGAGATTATTTGGAAATAGAATATCAAGCTAATTATACCCCCCAAACAATTCAAATAGATACCGACATTACAACTTTTACATTAATAAATGCTCAAGGTACCATAGTGCAAACATTGGCCACAATTGAAGATGTAGGGTTTGAAGCGTATGGAACTTTTTTAGAAAATGTTAACCCGGTAGTACCCTTTAGATCGTTACCTACATATTTAATACCCGAACAAAACCCAAACCCATTCGTTACACCAACATTTGAAATACTTGTACCGGAAAATGAGGCCGGGCGCGTACCATACATAAATGCAAGTGGCGTATCAAATTTGAGTTATACATCAAGCGCGACTTCTATTTTAAGCGGCGATAGTGTTTTATTAAATATAAAACGAGCCAATTGTTCAAAATATGGTGATGGTTTAAAAATTATTTATATAAACAAATATGGTGCGCAGCAAGACCTATGGTTTTTCTTAAAAAATTCAAAAGAACTAGGAAGAACCAATGAGGGTTACAAATCAAATATAATATCATACCCATCAAATAGCGGTGCAACATACGATACAAAAGATGCTGCAAATAAGGTTTTTAATACCCAAGGAAAACAAACCCATTCTTTAAGTAGTGGTTATTACCCCGAATCGTCAAATCAATTATTTGAAGAACTTTTATTAAGTGAGCATATTTGGCTAGAAGTTTTTTATAAGGGACAAAAAAAAATAGTGCCGGTGAAATTAAAAAATTCATCAATGCAATTTAAAACACAAATCAATGATAGATTAATAGAATATTCAATGCAATTTGAAGAAGCATTTGATTATATAAACAATATAAGATAGTATGCGCCAACTACAATTATATATAAACAACCAAAGAGTAGATTTATTTAAAGATGAAAGTGTATCACTTACACAAACGATTCAAAACGTAAAAGACATCGCAAAGGTTTTTACCGAGTTTACACAAACTTTTGCAGTACCGGCATCAAATGTAAATAATAAAATATTCAAGCATTACTATAATTCCAATATTCAAGTCGGTTTTGATGCAAGAACAAAGGCCCCGGCATATTTAGAAATAAATAATACACCTTTTAAAAATGGTAAAATAAAGCTTAATAGAGTAGGCTTAAAAAACAATGTAGCCCATACCTATCACATAACATTTTTCGGTAATGTAGTAGATTTAAAAGACATACTAGGTGATGATTTATTAAGTAGTTTAGCTACACTAAATGAATATTCACAAGTTTACGATTTTAACAATATAACCGACTACATACAAAATTACTCACCAAATACAAATGACAATATTTGCGTACCTTTAATTACCCATACCGATAGAATGATTTACAATGGTAATGCAAGCTCAAGCCAATATGGAAATGTAGCGGTTAATACCGGTAACGGCATCAATTGGAATCAATTTAAGTATGCTTTAAGATTACAAGCTATTATAGAAGCCATTGAAACAAAATACACTATTGCAAATGGTTACGCAAGTGGCATTGTTTTTTCAGATGATTTTTTTAATGATGCTACCAATAAAGAATTTCACGATTTATTTATGTGGTTGCATAGAAAAAAGGGTGATGTAGAAACTACAAGTTTTGGCGATGCTGAATTTACTACATACGATGGCGTAGCAAATGAAAACCCTTTTGGCGATTATTCTAATATACCGGCTGAATTGTCAAGTTTTCAAAATGGCCAATTAACAATTGACAAATCGGTAGGTGATGAATTTTCAGTAAAATCACCAAGGGTATCATTGCTTTTAACACCGGTAGCAAGTGGCCCCCCCCCGGACACATACGATGTGAGAGTAACCGGCCCAAATGGTTTTAATATTTTGGTAAATACCCCCGGTGGCCAACAAGCTATAATACCGATTCAAATACCATGGACCACAGCGTTTGAAAATGGAACTTACGCGATAGAAATTAGAAGTGATGTATTGGTGCAATTTGCAGCCGGCGGCATAAAATGGCGCGTTGAATATGAATTTCGTGATGAAGATTTTATTGAATATACCGGTGGTATTGAATATGCAAACCAAGCCACATTTGCCACAAGCGCGGTTCGTGAATTTAACATAACCGAACAAATACCAAAGATGAAAATAATAGATTTTTTGTCCGGTCTTTTTAAGTTATTTAATTTGACCGCCTATATTGATACCCTAGGTATTTTAGTAGTTAGGACCCTAGATAGTTATTATGCTGCAAACACAAAAGTACCTATTGTAATTGATGAATTTATAGATGTAACTAAATCTGATGTAGAAGTAGCTTTGCCATTTCGCAAAGTAAATTTTACATATAAAGGCCTTGGCACCCTATTGGCTAAAAAATATGAACAAATATTTAATTCGCCTTGGGGGTCTACTTCATATACATTAGACAATCAAACTTATGATGCGCCAAGTGAAGATTATAGCGTGATAGCACCATTTGAGCACATGCAATTTGAAAGACTATTTGACAATGATACTTCGGCTAGTAATATTGGTAATACTACAATACAATATGGGTTTTTTGTAGATGATAATTTTGAAAGTTATTATGGTGACCCCTTAATATTTTACCCAATTTCAAACACCGGTACTAGAATGAAAATCATTGATACTGATGTTGTTTCAAATGTAGCAGAAATAAATAAATATTTTGTGCCATCAAATACTTTAGCTTTACAATGTGGCACAACCGAAACATCAATACATTTTCAGCGTGAAATTAGCGAATACCTAGCGCGCGAAAGTGGGGTTAATTCTAGTTGTTTTGTAGATACTATTTTTGAAACAAAATATAAAACTTATATACAAGATGTTTTTAGCAATAGAAGACGGCTTGTAAAAGTTTCGGCGGTTTTGCCCCTAAAAATTTATTATGATCTTGAATTAAACAATTTAATTAAAGTAAACCAAGAAACATATAAAATTAATTCACTTACTACCGACCTTACAACCGGTAAAACAGAATTTGAACTTTTAAATACATTAATATGATAAAAGATATTATAGACCTATTGCAAATTGTAGATGGTGATACTGAAAATATAAGAATAGCCCAAGGCAAATATAAACTTGCTGAAACATTTAAAGAGGGGTACAAACAACTTAAAAAAGAATTACAATGCCGGAAATAGCAGAATTTGAAATTATTGGAAAAACCGATAAAGCGGTTAAAAATGTCAATAAATTAAATAATGAAATAAAGAAAACCGAAAAAACCACAAAAAAGGCCAAAGAAGAAATGTCGGGCATGCAACAAATTGGTGGCGCAGCTTTAGGGGCATTGGATAGAATGACCGGCGGCCTTGCTTCTAAATTCGTGGGGGTTGCAAAGGCTGCAAAATTAAGCGGTAAAGCTATGAAGACGGCTTTAATATCTAGCGGTATTGGTTTAGCGGTTGTAGCCATTGCATTGATTGTTGAAAATTGGGAAAAAATAACTAGCCTTGTAGATGGTGTTTCCGGTGAGCAAGAAAAACAATTGCAATCTACACAAGCTACTTTGGCAGCGCAGCAAGCCCAACTAGGTGTAACCGGTCAAATGGAAAACACCCTTAAATTACAAGGGAAAACCGAAAAAGAAATAAAAGACCTAAAGCGGCAACAAACCGATGAAATAATTGCAAGTACCGAACTTTTACTAGAACAACAAAAGGGACAAAAAAAGGCCCAAGTTGATGCAGCCGAAAGAAACCAAAAAATAACCAAAGGAATTATCGCTTTTTTGAGTACCCCTATGATACTTATACTTGGTTTAGTAGATGGTATTACAAATAGTTTAGCAAAATTAGGGGTTTTAGATGAGGGTACAAATTTAGCTGCCGGGTTTTTAGAAATGACTTCATCAATGTTATTTGACCCCGAAGAAGTTGAAAAAAAGGGTGATGAAACTATTGAAGCTACCGATGAAGCATTAAGAAAATTAAAAAATACGCGTGATGGGTATTTACTACAAGACAAAGCCGACCAAGAAAAATTAAATGAAGATGTAAAAAAAGTTGCCGATGAAGAAGCCGAAGCCAAAAGAAAATCTATTGAAGAAATAAGAAGACTTGAAGCCGAATTTACCCTATCATTAATTGATAAACAAAATCAAGAAAAAATAGCGGTCGCAAAAAAGTATGATGATTTAATTGCACAAGCTAAAAAGTACGGCGAAAATACCCTTGTATTAGAAACTGCAAGAAAAACCGCAATTGATTTAATAGATAAAACTTTTGCAGATAAAAAAGAAGCTGACGAAGTAATAAGACTTGATGCTATAAAGAAAATTCAAGATGATCACAAAGAAATTACAGACATTGAAAGACTAGAGCAACAAGAAATTGAAGCCCTTGCAGAATTAACTTTGTTAGATGCCACAGAAAAAGAAAAAGCTGCAATTAAAAAATTCTATGCCGATGAAATAAAAGATGTAAAAGATAAAAATGCTCAAGCAGAGGCCGCCACAGATGCCGAACTTTTGGACCAAGCATTAAATGATGCAAAGGCCACTTTTGATATGGTAGGGCAATTAGCCGGTAAAGATAGTAAGGTAGGTAAAGCAATGGCCATAGCAAGCGCAACTATAAGCGGTATACAGGGTACAATGAATGCTTTTGCAACGGCTAATGAGTCACCAATTACCGCAGTATTTCCGGCATACCCATTTATACAAGCCGGTTTGGCCGGCGCGGTTGCATTAAAAAATATCGCTGCAATTAAATCAATTGACCCAAGCGGTAAAGGTAACACCGGCAGCGTACCAAATACAAGCGGCGGCGGCGGTGCCCCGACACCCCCCGATTTCAATATTGTAGGCCAAAGCGGCACAAACCAATTAGCAGATGCAATAGGTGGCCAAAGCCAAAGACCGGCTAGAGCATTTGTAGTTTCAAATGACGTAACCACAAGCCAAGAACTTGAACGTAATATAATTGAGGGTGCAAGTATTGGGTAAATGCAAATTTAAAAACTAAACGCGTTATATATTTATGAAGATCATAGAACTAATTTTAGATGAAAACGATTTTGAAGCCGGAATTGAAGCAATCTCAATTGTATCGGACCCGGCCATTGAGAGCCCCTTTGTCGCGCTCAAAAAGCAAGAAATAAAACTTGCCGAAGTAGATAAAGAAAAGAAAATCTTAATGGGGCCTTTATTAATACCGGACAAGCCGATTTATAGAAAAGATGAAAACGGCGAATATTACATATTTTTTTCAAAAGAAACTATAAATAAGGCATCACAACTATTTCTTCAAAATGGTAATCAAAGCAATGCTACATTAGAGCATGCTAGCAAAATAACCGGGCTTACCTTGGTTGAAAGTTGGATTGTCGAAGATAAACAAAAAGATAAAACGGCATTGTATGGCCTTGACGTACCGGTTGGTTCGTGGGTAGGAAGTATTAAGGTCAATAATGATGAAGTTTGGGACCAATATATTTT